ATGATGTACCTAACTTCTTAAAAGAATATAAAGTATATAACTTAGACATTGGTGCTATGCTTGCTGGTAGTAAATATCGTGGAGACTTTGAAGAACGCTTTAAATTAGTTCTACAAGCACTTACAAGGCAAGGAAAAACAATTATGTTCATCGACGAAGCACACATGATGAATGGTGCGGGAGCCGGTGGGCAAGGTAATTCGAATGACTTAGCAAATATGTTAAAGCCTGCACTCACTAAAGGTGACTTAAAAGTTGTTGCATCAACTACTTGGGAAGAATATCGCAAGTACTTTGAAAAAGATCGTGCGCTTATGCGTCGATTCCAGCGTGTAACAATTGACGAGCCAACACCCGAAGTAACTAAAGATATTTTGAATGGTCTTAAAAAGTATTATGAAGAATATCATGGTACAATTATTAGCAAAGAAGCAATTGATGCTGCCGTTAAATTAAGTGTAAAGTATCAATCAGATAAGAAGTTGCCGGACAAAGCAATTGACTTAATTGATATTGCTTGTTCTAGATTCAAATTAAACGACGATCATAAAGGTGACAAAATTGTTGCTGAAGCTAATATACAATATGAGCTTGCTAATATTATTAATATGCCTGCAGAACAAGTTGCTGAGAAAGAAAGTGAAAATCTTATGCACCTTGAAGAAAATCTAAAGAAGGTTGTATATGGTCAAGACGAAGCACTTGAAAGTATTGTAGATAAAATTCTTGTTAGCCAAGCAGGACTAAAGCCAGATGATAAACCAGTAGGTGCATTTGTGTTTATGGGTCCAACGGGCACAGGTAAAACTGAAACTGCAAAAGCACTTGCATCTAATCTAGGTGTTAAACTTGTACGTTTTGATATGAGTGAATACATGGAGAAGCATAGTGTTGCTAAGTTGATTGGTTCACCTCCAGGATATGTTGGACATGAAGATAATGCAGGACAGTTAATTACTCGACTGCAAGAAAATCCTAATTGTGTATTGCTTTTAGATGAAATTGAAAAGGCACATCCTGATGTTTCACAAATTTTGTTACAGTTGATGGACAATGGCATGGTTACAGGCTCTAATGGCAAAGAAGCCGATGCACGTAACTGTACACTTATTCTTACAACTAACTTAGGAGCGTCACAAGCAGAGAAAAACGCTATTGGTTTTGGTGACGAAGAAGACTTTACCTATGAAGATACTGAATTTAAACGTTTCTTTGCACCAGAATTTAGAAATAGACTTGACGGTGTGATTACGTTTGCTAAATTAGGCAAAGAAGTAATGTTGAAAATCGTTGGTAAGTTCTTACTTGAACTTAAAAATATGGTTATTGATAAAAATATCAATATTACTGTCACTGACGAAGCACTTGATTACTTAGTAGATAAAGGATTTGATCCTAAAAACGGAGCTCGTCCATTGCAGCGTGTGATCGACAAAGAAATTAAACGTCCACTGTCTAGACAAATACTATTTGGTGATTTGAAGAACGGCGGCACTATAAATATTAACTTTGTTGATGATAGTTTAAAGTTAGAAGTGTCAAATGAATCCACAAAAACAACTCAAACTGCATGACACTCGTAAACTACATTATGGGGAGTACTTGTATAAACTAGTACTCCACAATCCTCTTTGTACTATGTTTAGGAGTGAGTCGCAAAAGAATGGTAAGCTATCATATGCTAGAGAACAACTAGATATTCTCACAGAAAAGTATAGAAATAATATTCCTCTTACTCGTAAAGCATTTAGGACCGAAGTGCCGTTAAATATTGATGATTATCTAGATGCTAAAGATGTATACTCATGCTTAAAACTTGCAAATAACTATAAAATAAGAGTTTCACCCTACATGACTCTTATTCTTTACACTAACGATCGTAGTTTATTAGTAAGAATAATAAACAAAATGCGTGTTAGTGCTGAAGAATTTTGGGAGCCACGTTCAGAAGAAATTGAGTTGCTAAAGCAACAAGAAAATATTGTAATTGTCGATACTGCTCCACAGTTTCCATTAAAAGTATGGTTCAATACTAATAAAGTTCCCGGTGGCTTTGTGGATTGGATAGAGGCTAATAAAGACAAAGCACGTATAGGCGATAGAGCATTAGACTATTTAATAAAGGACGGACATCTAAATGGCTATTACATGTATATTAGAGATGAACGGGTAATGCAACTTGTATATATGCTAGCCGGTTCTTCTATACGGCGAATCGACAAATTGGTTTACAATAACAATATAGATAAATAGTTATATGGCACAGAGTGAAACAATATTAACAGCACAAACTCATCCAGGGGATAGTACGATTGAATCTGTAACTGGAGAGAAGTTTAAAGGCGACGGCTATTATGGTCGTAGTGACGGATTTCATACCGTACAGTACAATATAACTGGGTTTCAGGGTAAGATTAAAATGCAAGCAACTCTTGCAACTAATCCTGTAGATGCTGATTGGTTCACACTTGACGCAACAGAACATGAAACTATTGGATTTGCAAACGATGGCGCGATTGCAACTGGCTCACATATAAAAAACTTTACAGGTAACTATGTATGGGTAAGGGTTGTTGTAAGTAGCTGGACTGACGGCACAGTAAATTCAATACAACTTAATCATTGAGGATTTAAAATGGAGTATTTTGTAAGAGTAGTAATGGATAAGGTAGAAGGTGCATCTAAATTAGATGAAAGCATCTTTCCTTCACAGGAAATATATGAAACAGCACAAGACTGTACTGTATTTCAATTTGAATTACCTCGTGAATTAACAGAATCAGAAGCAGACGAATATGCTAATCGATTAGCAAATGTTATGTTTGAAAATGGTTACGAAGATTTTGATATTGAAATGGGTTCAGAAGGATCTTATGTTGATGAAGAAACATATGATGACGATGATGAGTTTTTTGAAGCATACGGTATGCTACATTACAACTTAGACGATGATCCAATGGACGAAGCAGAGTATCAAGGACGTAAAGTCAAACTTGGTAAGCCTATGCAAGGTGATGTTAAGAAGTTCAAAGTGTATGTCAAAGATCCTAAAACAGGTAATGTAAAAAAAGTAAACTTTGGACACGGTGGCTCAAGTGTTAAAGGCAAAGCAATGAGCATTAAGAAAAATAATCCTAAAAGACGTAAGAGCTTTAGAGCAAGACATAACTGTGATAATCCAGGACCGCGCACAAAGGCACGTTACTGGTCATGTAGGAAGTGGTAATATGCGTATTGATGAATTTGCAAAGCCTATGGATGATAGACTACCGTTTGATGTAGTTGATGATGTATGTATTTACATGCGTAACGATCCTATGTTCTATCGCAAATCTTTATTCCCAGCAATAATGAAAATGAAAGACTCGTATGATCGAGGTGAAACACCTAATGAAAGTAGTTGTTTAGAAAGTTCTTGTACAGAAGGAATGAAATCTTATTGTAAAAAATTTAAATTAGGTTCTCCTGAAAACGTTTTTAAGCCAGAAGATAAGCAGTTAATTATGCACAAATTATACGGCGAGGAAATGAAGCAAATCAAAGATGGAGCATACTAATGTTTTTGAGAGAACTGTTTGAAGCACCTGCAAAAAAGGCAGTTCTTGCATTTGGACGTCTTAACCCACCCACAATAGGTCATGCTAAACTTGTAGATGCTATTACAGCACAAGAAGGTGATCACTATCTTTTCTTGTCACAAACACAAAAACCTAAAACAGATCCTTTAGACTTTGCTACTAAAATGAAGTTAGCAAAGCAATTTTTTCCCGGCATTAATATCGGACATCAAGCAGTACGTACTCCTATACAAGCATTAGAAAAACTACAGAGTCTAGGCTATACTGATGTCGTGTTTATTGCAGGCAGTGATAGAGTAGATAGTTTTCAAAAGCTGTTTAACACATATAACGGACAACCAGATAAAGCAGGTAATGTTCCTTTTGAGTTTAATTCAATTAAAGTAGTAAGCGCAGGAGAGCGTGATCCAGATGCTGACGGTGCTGAAGGTATGAGTGCAAGTAAAATGAGAGCAGCAGCAGCCGCTGGTGATTTAGAATCATTTGCACAAGGTGCACCAGATAAGAGACTTGCTAAAACTATGTACAATGCTGTACGCAAAGGTATGGGCGTTACTGAACCTGCAACAACAGAGCGTGAACTTAGCAAAGGCGAAGAAAAAGAAAAAGAACGTATTGTAAAAGGTATGAAAAAAGGAAAGGCTGGATTTAAAAGGCGTTATGGTAAAGATGCTGACTCAGTAATGTATGCAACTGCAACTAAGCTGGCTAAAAAATAATGGATATTGAAAGGCTTAAACAACTAGCAGGTGTAAATGAATTCAAAGGGTATACAGAATACACTCTTGAAGACATGAGCCAAACTGCTACAGAACTAAAGAAAAAAGAAAAAGCAAATAACATTAAGCCGGGCGATAAAGAATGGTTTGAATTATGGTTTTCAAAACCTTATATGACAGGACATACTTTTAGAGGACGTAATAAAAAGTGAGTAAAATAAAAAAGTGGTGGAACGAGTTTTGGCTTGAAGAATACGAACTTATTATTTGGGTAGCTGATACAGTAACAATACATCAAGACGGTGCTAGAACTGAAACTTGGAAGGAAAAAAGATATAGAGCAAAGAAGTTAGTTAGAACTAGCCCAAAGCACTTTGTTTTTATAGATATGAATCAACGTAGAAATGAAATTAAATTTTTAAAACCAGTTGATTTTCATGTAATTAAGGTTTGGTAATGAAAGTAAATGAATTATTAGAAGCTGTTGGACGTATTACTAAACAGAATCAAACTGTTGACGTAGGTCCTGACGAAGTTACAAAACAGGCTGCTAAGTTTGGCAATAAAGTAGACAAAGACGGGCGTCCGCCTACACTAAGTAAAAAAGTAAAAGGTAAGTCAACTAATGTTGCATTTAACTTAGGCATGGTTGAAGGTCAAGCTATTAACAATCCTAAAAATACATTTTTAACAAAATCAGACACTGCGTATGACTTTTTACGTGTAGGAAAAACTATTTCTAACTTATCAACTGCTAAAAAGAGTGATAATAGAGACGAACCGGATGTAATGATTGTTCCGTTTGGCGGCAAGAAAGAAAAAGATCATCTTAAGAAAGGTCTTAAAAAATCAGGTTACAAGACACAGGATGCTGATAAGCCAGGTGATGATGCGCACGTAGATGAAAACTTTGCTGATGGTAAGAAAAAAGGCAAAAGTAGACCAGGGCGTGTAAAACGTTCAGGTGCTAGTTGCAATGGTAGTGTAACTGCACTACGCAAACGTGCTAAGAACGCAAGTGGTGAGAAGGCTAAAATGTATCACTGGTGTGCGAATATGAAAAGCGGAAAGAAGAAATGATGTTTAGTAAACAATGTAAATTACACCTAGATGAAAAAGGTGAAACAGGATTAGAACATATGAAAGCTGCACTAACTGCCGCTATTAAGCTACAACTGATAGTGCCTACTCTTGTTATACACGCAGTTGCTCCGCGTTTCTTTACAGATACAGCAAGCAATGTAATGAAAGATATACTAGACGATAGGAAAATACAATGAAAATGTCAGATATAGTTAAAGAAACGACAGAGATGACATCTGCCAGTGTTGCAACTAGTATGGGCGGCGGTAATGGCTTTGTTAACGGTGGGCCTGGCACACTAACACGAACCGGATCTATAAAGCCAAGAAAAAAGAAATCCAAAGCAAAGAAAAAAACATAAATACTACATAATACGTATTGGAGCAACCAATGAGAAAACAAGAAATTGAAGAAGGATTAGGTGAACTAGCTGACGTTGCTGAACGCGACCATGAAGTTCAAATGGCTCGCGCCGATCTTTATAAATTAGCAAAGTATGCTATCAAACTACATGAAATGCTTAAAACTGTTTCTGAAGCTGAAGGTATTGAAGGTTGGCAACAAGCTAAAATTACAAAAGCCGCAGACTATTTAGGTTCTGTATATCATTCACTTGATTATGATATGGCACACGATGGCGGACAATTAGGAGAATCAAAGAAAGATACTCATTGTTCAGATAAATGTTGCGGGGCTACACTAAAGAGAGAAGATTGCAAATGTCCACCAGATTGCGAACATTGCAATTGTAATGATCCAAAGGTTGAAGAAGGTAAGTTTAAATCAGCTGCGCACCGTAAAGCAGTACATGCTGGTAAAGCAAGTGGCAAAAAGAAAAAAACTAGTCTTAGAAAAGAATCACTCCAAGATAGATTGGCATCAAAACTTACTGAGGCCGAATCAACATGTTCAGAATGTGGTAAGGAAAAACTTACTAAAACAGAGATGACAGAACTTGCAAATCTAGAAGAAGGTAAGCGTCACGGCAACAGCAAAATCTACAAGAAGTGCTGGAAAGGCTGTAAAAAAGTAGCAGGTGTGCCACGTGGCCAACCAGGCTCGTGTAAATGTGACTAAGGAATAGCATGTATAAACCAATAAACCCAAATGATATATTCAATGCAGTAGAAGGTAATCGTGAGAAGACTGTAATGCAGTCGAACACAATATCAGCGCCACTAGTAAATTCTACAACTGAACCTCAAAAGCCACAATCACAAATGACTGATGCAGAAGCAATTAGAGCAATGGGTAATCGACTAGCAAAAATTTGGGAAGACTAGTATGGACTTTAATGCACTACAACACAAATTATTTGCACTAGATCCAAGCGATCCAGCAGAAGATTTGCGTAAGCTAACCGAATCAGCAGGTGGGCAACCGCAGAAAAGTGTTGCAGAGACTGTAAATTATGTGCAAGAAAGTGTAGAAGTACAACAAGGTTCACTAGAAATGGATCGAGACTATAGCGTTACAGACTTTGCTGCACTAGCAGGTGTTACACTTACCGAAGCACAAAAGAAAGGTCCAGCAGGGCAAGCAAAGGGTAAAGATCCAATGCCTAGTGCAAAGCCTGGACGTACTAAACATCCATTAAAAGATAAACTTGTAGGCGAAGATGACGACCGAATTGCACAGTTAGAAGCTCGTGTTGCACAGTTAGAAATAATGTTAGCAGAAGCAACTAAAGATAAAGTTATTAAAGCTCGTGATCCTAATGCACAGTATATGAATGATTTGCGTAAGAGTGGAGCAATGGGCGCACACAAAGATAAGAAAAAAGATGCCAAAGCTGGCAAAATAAAACACAAAGCAAACTATGCTACCGAGTCAATCAAAGACGAGTTATGGGCAAAGTTAAATGCAATTAGTAAATCTCAATCTAACATTTAACAAAAAAGTGTTTTAAACACTTGACAAACCTCTAAATATATCATATAATATAACTTAATATAAACTATTAATAGGAGAATAGTAATGGGTAGTCGCACCTACGGAGCAGAAGAAAAAGCAAAATTAGAACGTCTTGTCAAAGAAGGCGTAACAGTATTGCAGGAAGTAGAAGATCTAAACACAGGTCTAAAAGAAACAGTAAAAGCTGTTGCAGAAGAAATGGATATCAAACCAAGTCTTATTAACAAAGCAATTAAAATTGCACAAAAACGTGATTGGGATTCACATGCTGATGCATATGATGATCTAGAAACAATTATTACTACATTAGGTTACGATAAGTGATTAAAACAATAGGACATTTCTTTAAAGAAAGTTATAAAACTAGTCCGGTAGCGTTTTACGCTGAAATGGTTGAAGCAGTATTGCTTATTAGTGCAAGTGCTGTTTTGGCCTTTACTATCTTAGATCCTGCTACCAAGACATTTGTTCCAATGTATCTTATAGGTAGTATACTAGGTATTGTAAGTGCTGTAATTAGAAAAGCAGCATTTGTTATTGTATTGTGTAGTTGGTTTACAGCAATGAATGCATATTCATTATATCAACTATTTTTTATATGATAGCATATATATGTTAGAGTCGTTCACTTACGAACAGGTTAAAGGTTATGTTGGCCACAAACAACAAGGAGAAATAAATGCCATACGTTGATGCGATGTTTGATCGCGATCAAGATATTATTCGAGTAGTCGAACGCAAAGACGGAAAGAGAACTTTCCGTGAATATCAAGCAAAATACACTTTTTATTATGAAGATCCTAGAGGCAAGTACAAGAGTATGTACGGTGATCCTCTAAGTCGTATTGTGTGTAAGAACACAAAGGACTTCCGCAAAGAAGTTGCTATTAACAAGGGTAAGAACTTGTTTGAAAGCGACATTAATCCTATATTCCAATGTTTGAGCGAGAATTATCTTAATCAAGATGCTCCTAAACTAAACATTGCTTTCTTTGATATTGAGACAGACTTTGATCCAGAGAAAGGATTTGCTGATCCGGCAGATCCGTTTATGCCAATCACCTCTATAAGTGTATACTTACAATGGTTGGAAACAATGATCTGTTTAGCAGTGCCTCCGAAGACACTTACAATGGAGCAAGCTGAAAAAGAACTAGAAGGCATTGACAATGTAATGCTATTCGAACGTGAAGGTGATATGATTGACACATTCTTAACACTAATTGAGGATGCTGATATTTTATCAGGTTGGAACAGTGAAGGTTATGATATCCCGTATACTGTAAACAGAACGATGCGTGTACTAAGTAAAGACGACACACGTAGATTTTGCCTGTGGGGACAACTGCCTAAGAAACGTGAATATGAAAAGTATGGGAAGCAAGCGGTTACGTTTGACTTAGTAGGTCGTGTACACTTAGACAGTTTAGAACTGTATCGTAAGTATACATATGAAGAACGTCACACGTATCGATTAGATGCTATTGGTGAAATTGAAGTTGGTGAAAACAAGGTGCCATATGAAGGCACACTTGATCAATTATACAACAACGACTTCCGTAAGTTTATTGAATATAACATTCAAGATACTGCATTGCTTGACAAACTAGACAAGAAGCTACGCTTTATTGATCTTAGCAATTCAATTGCACACGAGAACACTGTATTACTACAAACTACTATGGGTGCTGTTGCTGTTACAGAGCAAGGCATTGTTAACGAAGCACATAATCGAGGACTTCAAGTTCCTAATCGTCCAAAACGTGACGATAGTGAAAACACACAGGCTGCTGGTGCATACGTTGCGTTTCCTAAGAAAGGCTTGCACAAGTGGATTGCTAGTATGGACTTGAACAGTCTGTATCCAAGTGTGATTCGTGCATTAAATATGGCTCCAGAAACTATTATTGGACAAATACGTCCTGAGATCAGTGAAGCTCGTGTACATGAAGATATGACACTAAAGAAAAAGTCTTTTGCAGGCAGTTGGGAAGGACGCTTTAGCACAGAAGAATACGAAGCTGTAATGAAACAACGCAAAGATATTGCACTAACTGTTGACTGGGAGGACGGGCGTACTGATGTACTAAGTGGTGCAGAGATATATCAACTTATATTTGACAGTCAAATGCCTTGGATGCTTAGTGCTAATGGTACAATCTTTACAACCGAATTTGAAGGTGTTATTCCAGGTATCTTAACACGTTGGTATGCAGAACGTAAAGAACTACAAAAGAAACTAAAAAAAGCAAAAGATGCAAATCTTGATGCAGAAATTGAATATTGGGATAAAAGACAACTTGTTAAAAAAATTAATCTTAATAGTTTGTACGGCGCTATTCTCAATCCTGGGTGTCGTTTTTATGATAAGCGTATTGGTCAGTCTACTACACTAACAGGTCGTAGTATTGTTAAGCACATGAGTGCCGAAGTAAACAATTGCATTACAGGTGAATATGATCACGTAGGCAAAGCAATGATCTACGGTGATACTGATTCTTGTTACTTTAGTGCTTGGCCTTTGCTTAAAGATGATGTAGATGCTGGCAAACTAGAATGGTCTAAAGAAAAGTGTATTGCACTTATGGATCAAGTATGTGAGCAAGCAAATACAACATTTCCAGACTTTATGATGCAAGCATTTCATTGTCCAAAGTCACGTAGCGATGTTATTGCGGCAGGTAGAGAAATTATTGCACAATCTGGTTTGTATATTACTAAGAAGCGTTATGCAGCACTAGTAATCGACAATGAAGGTTTTAGAACTGACATCGACGGCAAAGCAGGTAAAGTAAAAGCAATGGGCCTAGACTTGCGTAGATCAGATACGCCTGTGTTTATGCAAGACTTTTTGAAAGAACTATTGCTAATGGTACTTACTGATATTCCACAAGAAGATGTACTAGAACGTATTACAGAGTTCCGTAAAGAGTTTTCAGAACGTCCTGGTTGGGAAAAAGGTTCGCCTAAACGTGCAAACAAAATTGGACACTATCAGCGGCTTGAACAAAAGCAAGGCAAAGCAAACATGCCTGGACACGTTCGAGCAAGTATTAACTGGAACACACTAAAGCGTATGAACGGTGACAAATACTCGCAAGAGATTGTTGACGGCATGAAAGTTATTGTGTGTAAACTAAAACAGAATCCGCTGGGATATACAAGTGTTGCGTATCCAACAGATGAATTACGTATTCCAGATTGGTTCAAAGAATTGCCATTTGATGATGCGGCTATGGCGGAAACTATTATTGACAACAAACTAGACAACTTGATTGGTGTGCTTAACTATCCACTAGAAGATACTAAGCGTCACAACACATTTACTAGTTTGTTTGACTTTGGAGATTGATATGAGCGATCATTCACTTGAAACTGAACTTGATGTAGAAACTGTTGATAGATACAAAGACAGCACAATGTCTAAAGCAGGCAAGCTGGCTATGGAACTTAATATTGAACGCAAAAGACTCAAAGAGGAACTTGCGCAAGTACAAGCAGAAGTAGAAGACCTCACTCCTACTACACCAACTGGAACTATTGACTGGTACGTTAAATGGGCTAGTATGATACTAGCAGTATTGGGTGTATTTACACTCAGTGCAGGATGGACACTCTGCGGACAAACACTATATGTCCTTAGCTCATGTGGTTGGGTATTTGTTGGCATGACGTGGGGTGATAGAGCAATTATGATAGGATCAGCTATTAGTGGCACAGCGGTTGCTATGAATTTGGTCCAAGGATTACAAATATGAAAATTAAATTAGAAATAGAATTGGATACGGAAAGAGACGCTGAAGAAATACAATCTTTGTTAGATATTATTGAAAGCATAAGATACAAGGAGGAAGATGAATGCGAGTAGGGTTCACTTGTAGTACATTTGATTTACTTCATGCAGGACATGTACAAATGTTGCGTGAAGCAAAAGAACAATGCGATTATCTTATCTGTGGATTACAAGTTGATCCAAGTGTGGATAGAGCAGATAAGAACTCTCCTATACAAACTGTTGTTGAACGTTACACACAACTCAAAGCAGTAGCATATGTAGATGAAATTATTCCGTACGGTACTGAAGCAGACCTAGAAGATATCTTGACAATGTATCAAATAGATGTTAGAATATTAGGTGAAGAGTATCGTGAAAAGGATTTTACGGGCAAGGATATTTGCAAGAAGCGGGGTATCCAGCTACACTTCAACAAAAGAGATCACCGCTTCTCGTCCAGTGATTTGCGTAATCGCATAGCAAAAAGAGAACGCACATGAAAAAAGAAAAAATTAATAAATTTGTATTTGATGTTGACGGCACTCTTACTCCAAGTCGTGGTAAGATAGATGAGAATTTTTCAAAATTCTTTTTTGACTTTTGTACACTAAATAAAGTCTATCTTGTTACAGGTAGTGACAGAGCAAAAACAATTGAACAAGTTGGTAATGTTATATATGGTATGTGTAAACGTGTCTATAACTGTTCAGGTAATGATGTTTATGAAGGTAGTACTAATATAAGAACTACTGATTGGACATTGCCTGCACTAGCAAGAACATTTTTAATTAATTGTGAATATGAGAGTCCATTTACTATACGTACAGGTAATCACATTGAAGAACGTCCAGGACTAGTGAACTTTAGTATTGTAGGACGCAATGCTAATCTTGAAGAACGTGCGAGATATGTAGCTTACGATACGTTTGAAAACGAACGTAAAACTATTGTAACTGCATTTAACACAATGTTTCCGGACTTACAAGCAACAGTTGGTGGGGAAACAGGAATAGACATTGCACCAAAGGGTGCAGACAAAAGTCAGATTATTACAGACTTTGATAAAAATGACCACATTTATTTCTTTGGTGATGCTATGTTTGAAGGCGGCAATGATTATTCACTTTCAAAACTAGTTAGTCATGCAAAGCCTGTAATAAGCTGGAAACAAACTTGGGAATACTTAACGTGGTTCCAAGAGCAACGGATTGCAAACTAATGCGTATTTTACTTACAGGACATTTAGGATTTATTGGTACTGCACTCGGCAATCGACTATTGAATAAGAAATACGAAGTAATTGGTATTGATTCAAAGAACGGTAAAGAACAAGATTTACTTAACATTGTACAATGGCCGAAGAATATTGATCTTGTTATACACCTTGCAGGTAAAAGTGGTGTACGTGAGAGCTTAACTGATCCTGCAGGATATTGGTTTAACAATATAGAGGCAAGTAGACGTTTATTTGAAGCATATCCAGATACACGTATACTATACGCAAGTTCTTCTAGTGCATACGAGCCTGACTTAAATCCTTATGCGGCATCAAAATATGTATTAGAAGAACTTGCAGAGCGTTACCCAGATACATTAGGTATGCGTTTCCATACAGTTTACTCAGACATTTGTCCAAGAGAAAATATGTTTTTCAACAAGTTACGTAACGGCACATTAGAATACGTAACAAGGCATCACAGAGATTTTATACATGTACAAGATGTATGTGATGCTGTTGAATTATTAATCAATAGTTCTTATATAAAAGGCACAATTGATATCGGTACGGGAAATCCTATTAGGATCCGAGACTTAGCACCAAACTTACCAGTTCGTCTAAATACCCCAGGAGAGCGTGAGTTTACTTGCGCTAATACAAAAAAAATGTCAGCTCTAGGCTTTAAACCTAAATACTCGGTAGAAAAGTTCTTGACAAATGGCAATAAAGGCAATATAATTAACTTATTCGATGGAGAAACAATAACATGAAAGATATCTTACAAGACGTAGTAGCACATACTCACGCACTAGGCTTCTTGAGCTTGGTTAAAGTAACAGGTGGCAGTGACACTGTCATTGACTCAATGGCAGATGATCGAAGTGTGATTCTTAACGCAACTTCGCAACACAGTGTAGCTGAAGGTACATTTGGTATGCCTAACTTAGATAAGTTAGCATTACACTTAAAGAATCCTGAATACAAAGAAAATGCAAAGATCGATATTGTGAAAGCAGAGCGTAATGGTGAAACTATTCCAACACACATTCACTTTGAAAATGCAACTGGCGACTTTGAAAATGATTACCGCTTTATGAATAAAGCGATCATTGAAGAAAAACTTAAAACTGTTAAGTTTAAAGGCGCAGCTTGGAATGTAGAAATTGCCCCTACACAGGCAGCAATTCAACGTATGAAGTTAATGAGTGCGGCACATTCGGAAGAGCCTACATTTAATGTAACAACTAAAGACAGTAACTTGATCTTTAGCTTTGGCGATGCTAGTACACATGCTGGTGAGTTTGTATTCCAACACGGTGTAGAAGGTGCATTACAGCATACATGGTCGTGGCCAGTAGCACAGGTGCAAAGCATTTTGAGCTTAGATGGTGACTTAACAATGAGTATTAGTGATCAAGGCGCAATGAAAATTACAGTAGACAGTGGTATTGCAACATACGATTATATTCTTCCAGCGCAGAGCAAGTAATTGATGAATAAGGATTTAACTGCCGCGCAAAATGATTATGCCCACTTTCTTCCTGCACTAAGTGGTTTTTATGCAACTTATGTAGGTAAACAGCGGTATGATGAATATGTCGACAAAGCTCGCATTCCTAGTAACTTTGCTAACGGTATTGAGACACTTAACTATCTCAATAAGAATGAAGGAGCGTTTCAGTATAAATGGACGCTCTATTCTGCAGGACATGCTGACTTAGATACAACTAAACATGTACCTAAAGAAGATATGGTGCGTAACAGAGATAGAGAAAACACTTGGTTACTAGGTGACTCTGGTGGTTTCCAAATTGGTAAGGGTGTTTGGGAAGGTGACTGGAAAGACATTAATTGTCCTAAAGCACAAAAGAAAAGAGATGGTGTATTGCGTTGGATGGACGCTTACATGGACTATGGAATGATACTTGATATTCCGGCTTGGGTAGCACGTTCGCCTGCAGGTGCAAAAGCAACAGGCATTAGTACATACGCAGAAGCAGTTAAAGCAACACGCATCAACAATGATTACTTTATGAAACATCGTACAGGTGCTTGTAAGTTCTTAAACGTATTGCAGGGTGAAAATCATGCAGACGCAGATGACTGGTACGAACAGATGAAAGATTACTGTGATCCAGTTAAGTATCCTGACACACATTTTAATGGTTGGTCAATGGGTGGACAGAATATGTGTGATGTACATTTGGTTCTTAAACGTATTGTTACACTACACTACGATGGACTACTACAAAGCGGTATACACGATGTAATGCACTTCTTAGGTACATCTAAGCTAGAGTGGGCATGTTTGTTAACAGACTTACAACGTGCTATACGCAAGTATTATAACCCAACTATGATGCTTACATTTGACTGTGCTTCACCTTTCTTAGCAACTGCTAACGGACAAGTATACATTCAAAATGAAACGCCTGACAGAGGCAAGTGGACATATAGAATGGTTCCTAGTGTAGACGAACTAAAGTATGCAAGTGACACACGTTCTTTCAAAGATGCAACTACACAAGATGGTATCTTTCCTAACTTTGAAGATAGTCCACTCACTGACGGTTTGTTAGTAAATGATGTTTGCACATACAAAAAAGGTGATCGCAACAAGATTGGTGTTCCTAAAGTAAGTGCAGGTGAAGTTGAACTAGACAAAAACGATAACCCTGTACTAGATGCAAGCGGTAATCAAATTGTACGCAAGAAAGACTCTACAAGCTGGGATAGCTTTAGTTATGCTATACAGATGGGTCATAACGTATGGAGTCATGTAAATGCTGTACAAGAAGCTAATAGACAGTATGATGCTGGTGTAATTCCAAATATGCTAGTACAAGAAAAGTTTGACAGAATTACATTTAGAGATGTTGTAGAAGAAATATTTTCAAAGACAACAAAAGAAGAGTCGTTGGCAGTTATTGATGAGTATTCAAAGTTTTGGATGGCTATTCCGGGTACTAGGGGTGCTATTGGTAAAAAGACTGTAAACAGTTCTACATTCTTTGATGCACTATTTGATGTAGAAGAAACTGTTGAATCTGTTGACGAATTAGATGAAACTAAGTTGGAGGAATTAGAGGATGAGCAATTATGACTCTACTGAAGATAAACTTAGAGCTCATTATGCAGAACTAGAACGTAAGCATAAAGAACTTGACACAGAGCTCGAAGTAAAGTATAATAATATAACAGTAACAGATGAAGTTAGGCGTATGAAAACTATGAAACTTTACCTAAAAGATGAAATGCACAGAATTAATTCTTACTTAGTACAAAAAGGTTTAGAATGACATCTAATAACAATCTTACAAAACTTAGAGATGCTTTAAAAAAAGCAGGATTAGATTATGTAGTTACTCGTTCAGATGGTTCAGTTGCTCATGTTAATGTCTGGGTAAAGGACGATAGCAATGAAACGTGATTATGAAACAGGCGTAGAAAGTGACGTAGAGTTCTTTGTAGGTACAGAAGTTGAAAAAACTCCTGCTTATGGAATGAAAACATTATTTGTTACAGGCATACAATCTTATATAACAATTAAACAGCACATTGCAAACGAGCAAGTAGAACATGTGTTCTTTGGTGCTAATCACAGTTATAATCCTACTACAGCAGAAGACTTTGATGAATGGGAAGCAATGATACTTCCACTTCTCGAAGAAGGTCACTTATGTAGCTTAGACATTCTAAGTACAATTAATATGGAATGGTTCTTAGACGGTGGACTAATTGAGTATGATAACTTTATTCCACAAATACGTGTTGTAGTGCCTTACGTTAGACAGTGGAACTATAACACAACGGTTAAGATTGACGACAAAGGATTTAAAGCAAGTAATCCTGGTGTTTGGTGTCATAGCTTACATGATCTAATGGATCGTGATAAATTTACAGATTGGTCAAAATACGGAAAAGATAAGGTACTATAATGGTACAAGTTTACGACGATTGTGTTCCTTTAGAACTACAGAATCAACTCTTTGATAAATTATTGCGCAAAGCGTTTTCTTGGTTTTATCAGTCTGATATGAATCATAATCCAGATACAAATAGTCCTGACTATGTTGAAAGACCGGGATTCGTTAATACTATCTATCAAGAAGGTTGGGAAATACCAAATCCGTACTTTGATGTTTTAACAACTAATCAACAATTCTTTGTTGAACCTTCAAAAGTATTACAAATAAAAGCCACACTATTACCACAAACTAATCTAAAAGTTTTACAAGACGACGAACATGTAGATATGACAAGACCTCATATGACTGCAATTTATTATGTATGTGATAGTGACGGTGATACTATTATATACGATAGAATGTATGACGATCCGGGTAGTATGTGGACTGAAGTTCAAGCAACAGTTACTCCTAAAAAAGGAAGACTAGTGTTATTCGACGGGAAATTTTTACATGCTTCTACAAGACCAACTACTGGTACAAAATGTACTATTAGTTTTAATTTCCTGCCATAAAAATGTTGACAACTTTTAATAATGAAAGTATACTAATAATATGCAAGAAAGATATTACGCATACATGCAACGCAGAATGAGAGAAGAGGATAGAATGGATAACGCAGAACGCAGTATTTGGGTAACTTTTAGTAAAGAAGGTGTACATATGTACCCTGGCGCAGATACTGATCCTAAACTAGCAACTGGCGATTGGGATGATGTATCATTCCTAGGTGTTCCACATCGTCATATCTTTCACTTTAAAGTACGCATCGAAGTGTTTCACAACGATCGCGATATTGAATTCATTCAGTTTAAACGCTGGATGCAACGACTCTATGACGTTGAAGGCGTACTAGAGTTAAATCACAAGTCATGTGAAATGATTGCAGATGACTTGTACTTAGAAATATCTCGCAAATATCCAGGCCGGTTTGTAGAGATTAGTGTCGCTGAAGACAATGAAAACGGCTGTTCTATTTTTTACCCTAAGTCATAATAAGAGGAATTAATCCAATGACTATTAAAAACCCAACTGTAAACAAGATCTTTAATGACTTGGATACATATCGTAACTATTGTCGTTCCGAAGGGAAAGTGTTCAACGAGGCAGCACTTTATAAAAAAGATGATCCTAACTGGATTGCCTATCAAAAGTATCAAGGTTGGTTGCGAGCTAAAGCACGTAGCCAGAGTCGTAACAGGAGAAGTTAATGACAATTCATATTGTAGACATTGAAGCTGTAGATACTCGCTACACTAAACAGTGGAAAGATTATTTGCCTCGACAGCTTCAGCGAGCTACAAATGAAAATGTTGTTGTTATCAGCGGCGGAGAAACACCTCAGGCTACAACGCCTGGGGCTTTCTTAAACTTTGGTGGCACTAACGTTTATAAATCAAAACAATTAGAACAAATAGGCGAGATGTTCTGTAAAGGAGAAGTTAAGGATGGAGATTATTTCTTATATACGGATGCGTGGAACCCAACTGTTATCCAGCTTAAATACATGGCTGAGCTCCTGGGTGTTGATATCCGAGTCGGCGGTCTTTGGCATGCTGGTAGTTATGATCCTCATGACTTCTTGGGTCGTCTCATAGGAGATGCGCCTTGGGTAAGACATGCAGAACGTAGTATGTATGAATGCTTTGATCATAACTTTTATGCTACAGACTTTCACATTGATATGTTCTGTGATACTATTTTAGAAAAAGAAAATAATGACCACTGGACAACACAAGAAGCATTAGATTTTGATGACAAAGTACATCGCGTAGGTTGGCCTATGGAGTATCTAAAAGGTAGTTTAGATAGTTACAAAGGTATGGAAAAACGAGACTTGATCTTGTTCCCACATCGTGTTGCTCCTGAGAAACAAGTTGATATCTTTAGAGACCTTCAAACACGTTTGCCGCAATATGAATTTGTAGTATGTCAAGAACGTGAACTTACTAAAAATGAATACCATAATTTGTTAGGTGAAGCAAAGATTGTGTTTAGTGCTAACTTGCAAGAAACACTAGGCATTAGTTGGTATGAAGGAGCTCTAGTTGATGCTATTCCTATGGTGCCTGATAGACTGAGCTACAGTGAAATGGCATTACCTGAGTTTGCATATCCTAGTAAATGGACTGAAGACTACTCTGCATATGTAAAACACAGAGGCGAAGTTGTTGCAAAGATATGTGATTACATGGAAAACTATGATGACTATCTTGTAAGTCTAGACAAACAACGTACAAAGTTAAACAAAGAGTTTTTTAGCGGAGCAGAATTGTATGACACAATCCAAAGACGATAATGACATTGTAATACTTACAGGATCTAGTGAACCGTATAATATTACATTTGATGACAGCATGGTATCAACAACTACAATATCTACTAGTGACTTGACAATTACAGATAGTGATTATACTTTTACTTTAGATGATACTATTAACATTGATAATATTATATCAGGATCAACTGTTAGTACAGGCTTTGGCACCGAATGGATAGATCATTTGCCTGCTATGAGCGTGGTAAAAGATATGTGTCAGCATTATCCTGCACTTGAAAAAGCATTAGAAAATTTTAAAACTGTTTACAAAATGGTCGAACAGGATTACAAAGGGAATCACCAAGATAATGATCTTTTCTAAACTAATGGACAAACTTGGTAGGCGTAGAGTTATTACAGAACGTGATAGCAATGTTCCTTACCTAGTACGATATTATGTGTTTCTAAAGGACAGAAAGAACTTTCCTTTTAACATAACACTACACAAGGTTCTTGTAAGTGATGAACCTGTACTGCATGATCATCCTTGGTCATATGCAACATTTATTATCAAAGGCGGCTACTGGGAAAATACTCCAAACGGACGTTTTTGGAGAGGACCTGGACATTTCCGTTATCGTAAAGCAAATGATACACATTGGTTAGAACTTGGCAAAGATGCAGACGGAAATGAAATACCATGTTGGAGTTTGTTCTTTATGGGCCGTAAAGCAGGTGCTTGGGGATTTTTAAAGAATGGTGTTTGGGTTCACAATAAAGATTACTTAGCAAGAGGCGCAAAAAATGATTAACAAACATTTCTATACATGGCAGGACGTAGAAAAGATGTGTGTACAGATTGTTACACACATGTATGCAGACAACTGGCGTCCTGACTACATTGTAGGCATTACACGAGGTGGCAACATTCCTGCTACTATTTTATCTAATATGTTAGGTGTACGTTGTGAGGCATTGAAAGTAAGTTTGCGGGACGATGAGCAAGGTCCTGAAAGTAACTTTTGGATGGCAGAAGATGCATTTGGTTATGTAAACAAAGAGGAACAAGAGACTCTAAAGTGTCGCTGGGATCCTGCTTTGCGTAAAAACATATTAATTGTAGATGATATTAACGATACTGGTGCTACGTTTAACTGGATCAAACAAGACTGGCAGAGCAGTTGCTTGCCCAACGAAGACAATGCTTGGAATAGTGTTTGGCATCAAAATGTAAAATTTGCTACACTTACTGATAATTTATCAAGTGAATTTTCTGGTACAGTGGATTATACTTGTCATGAAATTAATAAAAGCGAGGAAGATGTATGGTTAGTGTATCCTTGGGAAAATGTAGGAGAATATTAAATGGCACACGATAGAGAAGAACGATTAAGATATATTAAGGCACTTGAAGAAAGTGTTAATCGTAAAATAGAAGAACTGAAAGAAATGCAAGCAGCAAAAATTAAATATCAACATATGCAGGGCACTAAAGACAGCATTTATAGACAACAGCGATTAATTGCTAAAATTAAGCGTGACATAGGAGTTAAATAATGGATACACTAGCCGAAGCGCAAAAAGATGGTAGAGCACCTTGGCAAGATATTGAACTTAATACTCGCGAATATACTGTATTCAAAGACAAATATCCTGTTACAGAAGGACATTTGTTAGTTGTACCAAAAGAAAATAATTTAGAATCTATGTTAAAGTGTTTCCAGTTTGCAATTGCAACAGGTGAAGCAAACGTAGTTTCACAAAAGACTGACATCACTGGCTTTAACGTAGGAATGAACGTAGGAAAAAGTGCAGGTCAGACGTGCATGTATCCACATGTACATTTAATATTTAGGCGTGATAAAGACATAGAAAATCCTACAGGTGGAGTTAGAAATGTTATACCTGAAAAAGGTAATTATAAATCTAACGAGATCGATTGGGATAATCTTGCAGTAAAATCAGCAGGTTAAAATATTTTTTGTACTTGACAAAAACCTAAATAACATGTATAATAAAACTATGTTATACATTATTCGGCAATCCACTGCCTTAACATCGGAGAAATAAATGACAAAAAAACTATACAAAAAAATTACCGAACAACTGCAAGCAGACGGCAAAAGATATTGGGCTGGCGATAACATCTCAGACTATGTTGATACCGAAACAAAATATCTTCTTATTGACGAAGCATCAGAAGCATTTGAAACTGTACTTGACACACTGCTGATTGATCGACATAACGACCCTAACTCTAAAGGTACAGCAAGACGTCTTGCTAAAATGTACTTTAATGAGATTATGGCAGGACGTTATGATCCTGCACCAACGGCAACTGCATTCCCTAATGATAGTGGTGATCGCTATGAAGGTATGCTAGTAGTACGTAGTGAACTAAAGAGTATGTGTTCGCATCATCACCAGCCAGTGGCAGGTGTAGCATACATTGGGATTATTGCAGCAGACAAATTGATTGGCTTATCTAAATATACACGTATCGCACAGTGGTGTGCAAGGCGTGGCACACTACAAGAAGAACTTGCAAATGATATTGCACGTGAGATTGCTAAAGCAACTGGTGCAGAACATTTAGGTGTTTATATCCAAGCAACACACGGTTGTTGTGAGAATCGTGGTATTATGGCACATAGCAGTCTTACACAAACTACTGTGCTAAAGGGTTCTTTTTACAGCGATCCTGGTACAAAGAAAGAGTTTTTTGACAATATTAAACTTCAACAAGAGTTTAGCTGCTAATGGAATCGCCAGTATTTGAAAAAGGTTATCCTTCTTATGAAGCAGTTAACAGAAAGAGTAGTAATATGAAATTACGTTATTCAGAAGCATTTTACAGTGTGCAAGGCGAAGGCAAATTTGTAGGGGTACCCAGTGTATTCCTGCGTACTTTTGGTTGCAACTTCCGTTGTATGAACTTTGGTGTAAATACTAAAAAGAATCGCACAGAGTTACATGCAGAAGGACAAAGATACAATCAAGAAGTAGCAGATCTAATTGCTAATGATGTTCATAAGACTACAGAAAAGTTTGAAGACTTACCTATTATACACACAGGATGTGATACATATGCAAGTATCTATCCTGAGTTTAAACACTTTAATAGACAAGCAACTGTAGACGAAGTAGTTGAACATTTGCTTTCACTCACTCCAAATGGTAAGTGGGTGCAAGATAATGGACAAGATGTCCATTTGATTATGACAGGCGGTGAACCGTTGTTAGCGTGGCAACGGCTTTACGTAGAGCTATTCGAACATCCACGTATGCAGGATTTAAAAAATGTTACATTTGAAACAAATACTACACAAGTGCTCAAAGATGATTTCTACAACTATCTTAGCGATCAAGACAGATTTGAAGTTACTTGGTCTTGTTCCCCAAAACTATCAGTTAGCGGAGAACCTTGGGATACTGCTATTAAGCCTGATGTTGCTAGTCAGTATAGCAGTGTGGATGGTAGCAATATCTATCTTAAGTTTGTGGTTGCTACTAAAGATGACTTTGCAGAAGTTGAAAAAGCTGTTAATGCGTATCAGAGTGCCGGGGTACAATGTCCGGTATACCTTATGCCGCTGGGTGGACGCAGTGAAGAATACGCCCTCAACGTTAAGGATGTGGCGGAAGCGTGTATGGAAAAAGGGTGGCGATTCACGCCCAGACTCCACATATCCTTATTCGGAAATGCGTGGGGCACTTGATCAAGTGCAACAAGAAAGACTTAATAGAGCAATGAAAGCCCCAATTAAACAACCTATGAGCCCAGAAGAAATGAGAAAAAAGGGATTAATATGAAAAAGTTTTTAAAAGATATAACAGGTATTACAAAGAAAGAAAAAGAACTAGAAGA